GCAATGAACGACGAGTTTGGCTTTGGCGCAGAGCGCCAGCAGAAGATCTCCGAGAAAACCAACGAGCTTTCCGCACGGTACGCAAAGGAGGGCAAAGGCTTCCTCTTGGAGAAGATGGCCCAAATCGGCTTCTTGATCGTCGATGGTGAAGTACGGGCCTTTATCGGGGATGATGGCAATGCTGTTACCCCGGCGAATGCAAAAAAGGAGGGTTTCCCTAATGTCTAAAAAGAAGCGCAAGAATGAACAGCCGGCCGCAAAGCCGGCACCGATGCAGAGGGTTACACACAGGGGCTATACCGCCGTGCAGAGCCCGAGGAACAATCATGTGATGATCGGCAAGGCCGGCAAGATGGTCTATCACGCACAATACGAAGTTAGCCTTACGGAAGAGGAATTGCGAAAAGTGGTCGATGATTACATAGCTCGTAGCGGCAATGCATAGGAGGGCACGATGAATGCGTTATTGAATTACCCTGGTGCAAAGTGGGGTATGGCGAAGGAGATCATTGCAATGATGCCGAGGCACAGATCTTACCTCGAACCATTCTTCGGTAGCGGGGCGGTACTGTTCAGCAAACCACCATCAGCTATTGAGACAGTGAATGATATTGACGGGGATATCGTTAATTTCTTCACCGTCCTCCGGGAACAGCCGGAGGAGTTAGCAAGGCTGGTCGAACTAACACCCTACGCCCGGGATGTGTTTGATGATGCGCATAGAAACCGGGGCACGGATCCTTTGGACAGAGCATACCGATTTGCTATCCGGTCCAAGATGGGGCATGGTTTTAAGACCTATCAAAAAACTGGGTTCAAGATAGATCGATACGCAAGAGAACGAAGCTATTGCGTGGATTGTTGGAACAGCTTACCCAGTGGAATGGCTGCAGCTGCAATGCGCTTAAAAGGCGTGCAGATAGAAAACCGCCCGGCTTTGGATCTCATTCATCGCTTCAATTTTGAAAATGTGCTGATCTATGCAGACCCACCGTATTTGCTTGATACCCGGGGTGGCAAGCAGTACCGATTTGAAATGGAAGAACAGGACCATCTTGATCTGCTCGACGCCCTACGGCAACATAAAGGCCCGGTGATCCTTTCCGGTTATCCCCACGAAATGTATGACCAGGAACTGGCCGGATGGAACAGGGTTACCAGAAAGGCCTATAACCAAAATTCGGACCAGCGAACCGAGGTTCTGTGGTGCAATTTTGAGTTAGCACAGCAGACGACTTTTATACTGGAGGAGACTTGATTATGTACAAAGTAAAGAATGTTGCAACCGGCGAGGTCAGAACAGCATATGCCCTATGTGGCACGATGTTCCTTTTCCACAACGGCCTGGAATGGCACTACGACAATATGGAGAACTACGCCCCTGCCGAGGGTACCGACTTCTCTATGGTCAGCGACAGAACCAGGAATGCGTTAATGCAGATCGGGTGCGCTGCCCACGGTGAGAACAAAAAGAAGGTGGTGCTTTCGGTAGATAAGGCGATAGATCTGTTGAAGAAGGAGTTTGAAAAGGCACAGCACATTGGGTACATCAGAAACCCGCTTGCCTTTGCCCTCTACAGTGTATGGAAGCTGGCTGATTGTGCGGATGGAAGGTCAAAGCTGTTCAAGGATCAAGGAGGTGCAGGAAATGAGTAAGATCACACAGCAACAGTTTGATGAAATACGGTTTTCACTTAGTGCGAGTGAGACGGCTAAGCTGCTGGAGAAATACACAGACATCGAGGTTACTCCTTGCACTGTCTACCAATATTTTGATTCGGCCGGCGACTTTGTTGGAGACAGTGAGAACTACACCATAGCAGAGGTGTTGGAAAAAGCAGGTGTGGAGGTGATCGACGATGAAGCGTAGTGCGTACTACCGGGGCGTGCCCGGAAGGAAATACGGCATTTGGAACGGCGTGGCAAAGTGCTTCCAGTTTAATATCTGCGAGGACACGCCAATGTTGGCTGAAGCTCGGCTGTACCAAAAGATCGGCGATGATGCCAGGAAATATAGGTTCGAGCCCCGAATGCTTCCGGGCGCAAAACAGACCGAATGCGGCTGTAGATATTGCACCGATGTGGATCAGCGCAGGATCTTAGCCGAAGTGATTTCTGAGCAGACGACACTCTCCTTTGCGGAAGCCTGTATGCATTTGGGCCTTTACCACTTCGATATAGAGTACTGCCCCAAATGTGGGCGGCAGCTCTTAAAGGGGGACGCGAAATGAGCAATCTGATACGGTGTGATCCGAGGGTATATGCAAAGTGTCCGACAAGGAAGGTGTGCGGCCAAGTCGGACAAGCGGAATATTTCGAGGGTAGCGATTGTGACAAATTCGCAGAAACGGTATTGTCTGCACCGCCGACCTGCGCAGACCATATCCGCAGCATGACGGATGAGGAATTGGCTAAGAGCCGTGTTTATGCCGTCATAAAAGACTATAAGGCCATCTTGGGCAACTATGAGTATATGACCAATGACGGAACGAGGTTTGACGATTATGAGGAGGCTGTCGAGTACGAATTGCGTTGTCTAAAGCAGCCGTACGAAAGCGAGGAATGATTGTGAAAAAGATTGTGGTTACAGTCCTGTGTGCTATCGTTTGCCTTTTGTGTCTTATGGGCTGCAAGATCAACGAAAATCAGTGTACCGCAGAAGAGAAAAATTTACTTGAATGCGTGTACGAAAAAGGCCCTTTGAGAGAATATGTTGACTCAGAAACAGGTGTTCACTACTTCTTAATCAATAGTGGCAACGGCGTTGCGCTTGTGCCTCGATATGACGAAAACGGAAACATTTACATAGAACGGGGGGCTACAGAGGATAGGGCCTGAAAGGTGTGTCTGCTGTGGAGCAATCATCCCGGAGGGGCGGCAGGTCTGCCCTCGGTGCATGACGATCCAAACAAGGAAGGAGCGAAAGAAAATGTGCAAGATCGGTAAATGGGTGCTGGACTTCATAGAACTGCTGCTTGTGTTCCTGCTGATGATCGTGGCGCTCCCCATCGTGATTATCGACGATATTGTGATGATGTTCCGGCGCAAGAAGCCTGAGGATATGACCGACGAAGAACGGCGCCATTACTACGGCTATGATAAGGACTGGTGATCGTGAAGGAGAAGAAACATATTGCGTCCTGTTCCTTTGGGAAAGATAGCTTGGCAAGTATCATTGTGGGCTTGGAAAATAACGAGCCTATAGATGGGGCTTACTATTGCGAGGTTATGTTTAATCGATGGATCAGCGCAGAGGTTCCAGAACACCGTGATTTCATTTATGATACCGCAATACCTTTCCTCGAAAGTGCTGGTATAAAGGTGGATGTGGTGCGCGGAAAAAGAACTTTTGTAGATCTCTTCCAACATAAAATCGAGGGCGACGGTGATTGGGCGGGATGTATATGGGCGTGGCCATTGTGTGGTAGGTGCTATGTGCAGCGGGATTGCAAAACAAGACCGCTTGAATCGTATAAAAAACAACAGTGGCAAGGCGCTGATGTTGTTCAGTATATTGGCTACGCATCCGATGAACAGGTGCGGCTTGCCAAGCTGGACGGAACAAAAAAAGTGTCGCTATTGGATAAATACGGCATAGACGAGGAAGAAGCCACAAGGATATGCGATTCCTACGGCTTACTTTCTCCGATCTATGAATTTGCGCCGAGAAATGGCTGCTGGTTTTGCCCAAACGCCAAGGATCCGGAACTGCTCCATTTGAGAAAATACCATCCGCACCTATTTGAAGATCTGATGAAGCTCCAAGCCCTGCCTTGCAAAGCCACGGAGAAGTTCAACAGAGATATGACATTATACGAAATCAACCAGCACCTGCTGTTGATTGAAAAAGGCCTATACCAAAGGGGGCGCACATGAAAAGGAATCGTGAGTCCAAATGCCGTATGAAGATCATACAGGAACTCCACCTTGACAAAGGCAGTCAGCAGTTCCTTGACGAACATTTTGTAAAAACCAATAAGCGATATACTACCGCCTATGCCGAGTTTAGGTCTGGAAAAACCGCCTTTTGGTTTGCACTCATAGGGATGCGTTTAATGGCTACCATGTCGTACAAAGCCGGGGCATCGATAAGCCAAGCAACAGAAGCGATCAAGCGCCTTGCTGAATCAGCGAGGGATGCAATAAATACATAGGAGTGATATAATATGGCTCAGGAAACAAAATGCCGTGGTTGCGGCGCACCGATAGTCTTTGTGAAGACGGCAGCCGGAAAAAGTATGCCCTGCAATCCCGGCAGAGTGCCGTTTTGGGTAAAGC